ACTACACAAACTTTGATATTCTAAAGATAGATTCTCGTGGCGGTGCGCGGTCTTATTCTTTCAACCTACCAAAGACCAACAGAAACAAACAGGTGCTTGAAAACCCTGAAATGATTTCTAATTTATCGAACGTGCCTTACTTACGGATGCGGTGCGAATTGTTAGTTGATGGAGTTGATACGCTGATAAGATTCTGTGAGGTTTCGAGCGTGAAGGATAGCTATAAAATAAATCTTTACGGTGCGAATAGTGATGTGTTTGCGGAAATAAAAGACCTGAAACTAAGCGAATTAGACTTTAGCGATTACGACCATTTTTGGGACTTCGATAACGTATTCGATGGCATGTATCGCACTGACGTTTATGGTTACGGTGTTATAGACTACCATGCAGATTCTCCAAACTTTGCAATAGATGATGATGATATTTATGCAGATTATCTATTGCCTTTTATCTTTGCTAACTCGGTGCTTGAAAAGATATTTGAGAACTTAGGCTACACAGTAACTAATACTATTGAGAGCGATACAACGGACTTAATAGTTCCTAGAATATGGCAGGTGCTAAGAGATACAAACCCTAGAAGATACGAAGCGGTTTTCTCATTAAACATGGTGCCGATAAATGGCAGCGATGGACTTTCGATATTGGGAACACCTCCGTATGGTGACAGTAAATTGATATTCAATATCCTAGATTCTACAAATGGGGATTTCTTTTTAGATGGCACAAACCTAGTTGATACAAATCATTACTTTGCCGATGGTGTTACGTTCGATGTATTGTTTGAATTGATAGTTGAAAACAATCTAGCATCGAATATAGATTTGACTGTGAAAAGTAACTATTCAACTTTAGGCGCGAACGCTTTGCCTATTCAATTTACGGTAACGGTCGCACCGGGAACACACACAGTATCGCAAACTGTCACAATACCTTTGGAGCCTGTTACAGGTTACTCACCTTCATTCGCTTTCCTAAACTTCACAGCGCATTCGAGCGCGGGTGTAGTTGCTTTTGAGGTTAAGATATTAAACGGCTCACGTGCTACTTTTCAGAATGTTAGAATCGGTAAACCTTATAACGTTACATACGGACAAAGCACAACGTATGATAGGTTTAACTACATGACAGTTTCTTCTTTGCTACCAGATTGGACGCAAATGGAATTTCTATCTAGTTACATGCAAATGTTCTGTCTTTATCCGGTGGTGGATGAAGTAAATAAAACAGTGGTATTAAAGAAGTTTGATAGCTTAGTTGAAAGCGGTAACGGAATATTAGATTGGAGTGAGAAAATAGATTTGAGTGAGGAGCCTGAAATAACTTTCGTTCAAAGTAAATATGCACAACACAATAAGTTTACTTATACACAGGATGGAGAGGAAGGAAAACCAACAGGAACCGATGGAGAGATTACAATAAACAATCAGAACTTAGAGTTTGAAAATACAGCCGTTGAATTAAAGTATGCCGCTACCACTGCAAACATAAGGATGATAGATAACCTTATAGCGCAAATAGGAATATTTGAATCGGGCGAATACACAAATGAGAAAGAACCGCGAATACTTAATCTAAGGAGAACACTAAACGGAAATAAGAACCTTAAAGATGATTACTCGAATACGGCTGTGTTATCGGGTGCGGTGAACATTCCATATTTCATCGACCCGCAACAAACCTTTAATCTAGGCTTTGCAGATAATCTAATACCTAACTATTATCAGGTGCTAACGGACGTATTAGGCAGGGTTAAGATAGTTAAGCAGCTAGTTAGATTGAGTGCGGCTGATGTATCTCTAATTGATTTTTCAAAGATTGTTTGGATAGCAAAATATGAATCCTATTTCTACATAAACAGTATCAAAGGTTTCAGTCTAACAGAATCGAAATCTACTTTGGTTGAACTCGTTAAATTAAATATCAATGGCTGAAACACAGGAAATAATACTTGAGATAAACGTAAAGGATTCACTTACTAAAACGGCTGAACTAAAAGCGTCTATTAATGAGTTGATAGCGCAACGGCAAGACTTAGCAGAAGCGGCTAAGAAAGGGGATGAGGACAGCGCGAAAGCTTTGGAGGCTGTGAATGTAGCGGTGAGATTACAGCAACAGGAATACAGGACACAAACGAAGATACTAGATGGGTATGTGGCTAGTAAGAAGCAAGAAACTGATACGCTAAAGTTTGCTAACAACTCTATCCAACAGAACCGCGATTTGCTTAAACAGTTGACCGCTCAATATATTACTTTAAAGTCGCCACTACCAGAGGCAACACAGAAAATAAAAGATTTGAGCGATGCGCTAAAGATACAGGAAAGCGCAATAGGTAACACAGCAAGGAATGTAGGAAATTACAAGAGCGCGTTTGTAGATGCGTTCAAACAAATAAGCATAGGCGGTGTAAGTGTTAGTAGTGTAGTTGACCCTCTAAAGAATCTTTCAAACGGTTTCAAAGATGCCGGAGGGGGAGCCGCTGGATTTAGCGCAATACTTTTAGGTGGTATTCCTATAATACTTGCAGGTATTCAAAGTCTTATTACTGTAATGCAAAAGTTTGATTCAGTAAGTGAGGGGCTTGAAGATACAATGAGTGGCGTTAATCAGTCATTCGATTATTTTGTAGGACATGCAAATGATGGAGGATTTGAAGATTTGATTAATGGCATGACAAAAGCGTATGATGAAGGTGTAAAACTTTCACAGGTTATGCGCGAATTGCAAGAGGCGCAGGACGTAATGAATGTTACGAATGCACAAGCAAACAAAGAGATTGAATCGCTACTTATAAAGTCAAAGGATAGAACGAAAGCAGATGCGGAAAGAATCGCTATGCTTGATATGGCTAGTGAGAAAGAAAAAAAGAATCTCGAAGAAAATATTAAGCTATCTGAGCAACGCGTCCAATTAGCGCAGATAGAATTTAAAAGAGTAATCGAGGCTAGGTTAAATGATGACGAAGCTAAGAAAGCATTAAACAAGGCTAACGTTGATTTGATAAACCAACAGCGCGAAAGCGGCAACTTGCAAGAGAAGATTCTTAACAGGCGAAACGCTTTGCTAGATGAAATAAAACAGAAAGAAGAAAAGTTACAAGCACAAAAGAAAGCGGCTGATGAAAAAGCATTTGCCGAATCTGAAAAGTTAGCACAACGTGAACTCGCAAACCAACGGCAAATTTATATTGAGCAAGAGAAACTAAGGCTTGAACAAGAGGGCAAAGAGAAAGCGGAAATAGACGCAATCATAAAGGCGAAAGAAGACGCTTATAATAAGCAGCTATCTATGCAGAACGCTACCTCCGCTTTATATCTAAAGAAAGTTGAAGAAGACGCTCAAAAGGAAATAGCTATACAAAAGCAAAAAGAGCAAGAGATACAGTCATTAATATCTTATGGCTTACAGCAAGCCTCAAACTTAGTAGGCTTAATTTCACAGGTATTGCAGGATGGTTCAGCCGAAAGATTAGAATCTTTTAAGGCTAACGCAGCGGCTGAAAAAAACATACTAGATAATCAACTTGAAAGCGGGAAAGTTAGCAAGAAAAAATATAACCAAGAGATTGCAAGAATAGATGCCGAAGCTAGAAAGAAAGAAGCGGAGGAGAAGAAAAAGCAGTGGGAAATAGCAAAGGGTATTCAGATAGTAAACGCTGTTATCCAAACCGCACAAGCTACAATTAGCGCCTTTAATGCGGGTGCTTCTTATGGTCCTGCGGGGGTTGTTTTGGGACCTGTATTTGCGGCAGTGGCGGCAGCATTGGGAGCGGCTCAAATAGGCATCATAGCCTCACAGCAACCGCCTAAATTTGCAAAGGGTGGAAAGGTTATCGACATTGGAGGGAACTACCACGAACATGGTGGAACTCCTATCCATGTAAACGGTGAGTATGTGGCAGAAGCGGAAAAGGACGAAGGGCTTTTTATTATGAAAAAGGACGCATACCAAGCGGGTAAACTAAGCAACTGGAATCAATTATACGGTGGAAATAGTTGGGGAGTTAATACAAGGTTTGCGGCATTGGGAGGTGCTATTCCTACAATCGAAGGCGATGGAGGTTTCGTATCGCGGGATATTTCACGCGGTCAAGACCAAGCCTACATGATGCAGGAAGCTATCCGTAACGGATTTGCATTGGCTCCTTCACCAAAACTTTCAATAGTAGAATTTGAAACACGGCAAGCGGAAAGGAATAGAAGCGTAAATGTTAGTGAAGGGAGGTAGGTTAAAATCTATTGGAACTTTGATTTATAGGTTTTTAAAAGCATTTCATAGCCATTACCACTTTGTATTTGCATAGAATCGCAAAGTATAATAAAGTCCTCATTCGCAACATCATTTATATACCTAGAAATACATGACCTTTGTCCATAATTTATTTGGTTATTGGTTTGCTTTATCCATCGCATAAAAGATTTTGTGAAAACCTTTATAAATGGAGTTGACTCATCTCCAAAGTATGATGTGTTTAGCCCGTATCTATTTTTAAATGATAAAAGTTCGGACGCTTGATGAAGGTCGGAATCGTATCTTAAACGCATTATTTATATTTAAGCAGTGGAAATTCCTGTTTCATATACGCAAGTATCTTCGCCTTATTCTTATTCGCTTCACTCACCATGCTCTCCCCATACTTACGATAAAAGAACATATACTCCGGCACAACAGTAACGGTGTAACCTGATTTAGTTGCACGTAACCAAAACTTGTAATCTTCAAAACCGTTTGCTCCTTGTTTTCCGTGTTTAAATTGTTCTTCGTCATACCCTCCGACTTTCTCCCAAACTTCTTTCTTAAACATAGCGCAACAGAATAAATGATTCTGCAAAAGAAAATCTTTGTGAGTAGGGTGAACCATTGGCGGTTTCCATTCGCCCCGATTGTCGCCAAAGCAACGGAGATAAGGGCAAACAATATCATCTACGCCTATTAACCTTTTGGCATAGTCTAAATGAATCTTATCATCGGCATCGAGTGTAATTATCCATTTGCCTTTCGCTTCTTTTATTCCGGTGTTTCTTGCCGAGCTTAATCCTTTATTCGCTTGTTCAATGTAAGTAATCTTTGCCCCGTAACTTTTAGCAACATCGCGTGTGTTATCGGTGCTACCATCATTCACCACAATAACTTCGATATTCTTGTGAGATTGGTTAAGTGAACAATCTATTGCATCATGTAGAAACCTGCCCTGATTATAGCAAGGGATAACTATACTAACTTTGTCATTTGGTAGCAGGTTATATTTTTCAAGTAGTAACGAATAGAAGGAACCTACTTCGTAATTTTTATACCACTGCATCGCACCGCACCAGTGTATCGCGTGGCGTGACTTAGGAGGTGCTAATTTAGAGGCTTTCAATAGCGGAACGATATAAGCGTCATCATCTATACCAAACGTGCCAATATGCTGTATAAACTTCTCTAGGTGTAATGCCTTGATAATATCAATCAAGCCATCAAATGACTTTGTCCACTTGGTATTATTGGCATCAACTTTTTTAGTGAGTTCTAGATAACGCTTTGCGAACTCTGAACCTTTCGGAGCCTTAATAATATTCGCAACTACTCCGAGCGGGTGAGGTGCAAAAACATATTCATTGGTGAAGTTATCGAACGAGCGCAAACAGGTTACATCTAAATCTACATGCCACCCTCCGACCGCGTAAATAAGTTCGGCTCGAAGTCTGTCCGCTATGCCTCCGAATTTCCATTGTGGCTGACCTCCGTGCATATTGTTGTAGAAAAATATTTCTGTGTCGGGTAGGATAGTTCTCGCATCTTTGATTACACAATCTGCTTTCAGATTCTTTTCATACGTCCATAAAACAAACTCATGCCCGTTTGCTTTGAACGATGCGATTGTGAGGTGGTTAATCGGTTGTAATTCACCCGCTATCCATAGTGAGTTAATTGTCATGCTATCTCAAGTTTCTGTTTAAGGTATTCAAATTTGAAATCATCGCTAACAACTACATGCACCTGTTTAAGTCCGTGTGTTTCGGCTAATAACTTTTTGCAATAGTTATCCATAAAGTATTCAAACAATACAGTATGATTTTGCTCTTTGTGTATCGCTTGCATTTCGGCAAGTGTGAATGTTTTAATCATTATTTTTTTCTATTAACTTCCCTAACTTTCAAAGCCTCTCTAATTAAATCGCGGGCTGTTGCGCTCTCTCCATCTTCTTCATGGATTCTTTCAGCATCAAATGATTTTAGCAGCGAACCACTTAAAGACACTTGAACTATCCGGCTAAATTTATTCTTAGCACGTGAAGCGAAATTCATTTTCGCCCTTCCCATTATAGAGTTAGTTTTTGTTTAGGCAATAAACCTTTGAACATATTCCACACAATACCAACCCATAACAGGATAGCAAAGGCGAATCGCTCCATGTGCGTCCAGTTTACGGGGTTAAATGATAATGCCGCGAATGATAGCGGCAAATAGAAGACTGCAAAGGTTAATACATACCATGCGAATGTTGTTGCGAATGCTTTCATGTAAAATAATTTATTGCAAATATAATACAAAAAAGGTGAAGTAAAGCGGTGTAAGTATTTTTGTGTTTGAAAATGGCTCACGAAATATTCATTAACGGCTTTATAGGGGATGGAGGCTTCTTTGGTGGAGATTTCACCACACTAACTAACGTCCGCTCACAGGTTGCAAATAAAGCCGAAGGTGAAAATACTTTGGACGTTGTAATCAATAGTGGCGGTGGATATGTGACCGAGGGCTTTGCCATTTACGATTACTTGTGTGAACTTGGTAGAAGCGGTGTAACGGTTAATACTAAAGTAACAGGGCTATGCGGTTCTATTGCAACAATTATTGCGCAAGCGGGAAAGTTTGGTATGAGAAGTGGTTATGAAAATTCTGACTATTTCATTCACCCTCCTGCATGGTCGCCACAATCTCCCGACCCTATTGAAGCAGACGAACTTCAAAAGATAGCAGACGACTTACTAGCGAATCAAAACAAGCTATCTAAATTCTACGCTGAAAACGGAACAGGCACAGAAGAATTTTTCCTTGACAAAATGAAAGAGGCGAAATCACTTTCAATGAGTGAGGCAAAATCTTTAGGCTTAATAGATAAAATTATTTCATCACAAATCCAAGCGGCTACACTATACAAGTTTGCCGCGCACGTAACCAAAACAGAAACGTATATGAACAAAGTAGAAACATTTATTGCTAACAAATTCAAAGAGTTTAAAGCAGAAATTCAATCCATTGTAAAACCTGCAAGCACCAACGAAATGAAAGAAACTTCGGAAGGTGTGAAAGTATATTACGATGGTTCTTTAGAAGTAGGCACAAAAGTATTTGCAGACGAAGCTATGACTGTTCCGGCTCCTGATGGAGTCCATACGGTTGATACTACCAAATACACAATCGTAGGCGGTGTGGTAACTGAATCCGAAGAAGTAGTTGCCGACAAAACAGAAGTAGAAGTTGCAAACGAAAAGATAGCAGAATTGACAGCGCAACTTGCCGCGAAGGAAGGTGAAGTAACCGCAGCCGTAGCAGCTAAAGAAGTTGAACTTACTGCAAAGTTTGAAGAAAAATTCACCGCGTTCAAAGGCACGTTCTTTACTGGTGAAAAATTGAATCCTGCTTTCGAGCAAATCATTAAAAGCGATAACGCACCTGCACCTGCTAAGTCATGGAAGGATGAAGTTATAGCAATAAGAAACAAAAAGTAAACACTAACAATCACAATAAAAACAACAAAAACAAATGGCAACAACAGACGCATTTAGCACCATAGCCGCGAACGATTCGTTTGCGTATGAGGTATTTTGGAAACCACTATTAAACGACCCGAAAGTAAACGCCTTGCCGTTCCAACTGAACGTGGGTAAAATCGGGAAGAAACTTTATTTCGATGCGGAATTCACAGACCATCCAACAATCAAAGCTACCTGCGGTTGGGATTGGAAAGATGGAACGCCTATCACCAAGAAAGCACTTGACCCTGTTGAGTTAGACTTCTCTTTCAAACAGTGTTACACTGATTTCTTGAAATCTATTTTTGGCGATAACTTGCCGAACGGATTCCGTAAGGGTGAATTAACTCCTGAAATCATCAACCGTATCATCGCAAAGCAATCGAACGCTTTCAATACAAACATGCTTTATGCTTTATTCCTTTCGGATACAGGCGGTTCTACCCCTTGGTTAGCAGGTATTGATGGTGTTTACACTAAGCTTCTTGCCGGTGCAACAGCGAATGATGGAACTGTGGATGTGGGCGCTATCTCTAACACAGATATTAACCTTACAAACATCGAGGCAACGTTGTATGAAATATACACAGCGCAACCGGATTTGATGAAGACTTTTGATAACGGACAGAAAGCGTTCATTGTTACTCAAACCGTTTACGAGGCATGGGCTAGATACCTGCAAATCAATACTGCCGTAGGTGGTAACTTGATTGACAGAGCATCTTTGCAGAATGGTGTTACTGGAATATCTTATCAAGGCGTTCCAATGATTAATGCTAACTACGTTGACAGAGGATTGGCATTGTATGATTTGAGTGGTTCACCTTTAGCAGTAACCGACCCGAACCGTATCATCTTGACCGTTCCAACTAACCATCACATTATGATTGATGGAACTGGATTTGAAGATGTTGAACCGTTCTATGATAAGAAAGATGATATTGTTTATTCACCTGCTTCAGCCATGATTGACTACCAATACGGCTACGGTGAATTGAACGTAATCGGAGGTTGGTCTTAAATTTAAAAACTAGGGGGAGGGTAACACCTCCCCTTTAAATAAACAAAACAATGGCAGTTTGCACAACAAATATCACAGCGGGTATTGATACCAGTTGCGAGGCGCTCGACAAAATCGGTGGCGTTGACAAAACAATATACTTCGGAAATCTTTCCGAAATCACCACAACTGAAAACGTGGGCGGTTATGTAGATAGTGTTTCTTTAACTGCTTCACCCGCTGCTTTCCTTTACAAGTTCTTAGGTAAAACTAAGAAGCACATGGTAGGAAATGATTTGCAGGTTGGTGCTAATACTAACACATGGAAGCAAGCCGTAACTGCGAAACTTTATTACTATTTTCCTAGTGAAAGACTAGCACTTGAGGCGCTGTGTAATGCAGATGACTTAGTTGCTTTCGTTCAACTTGAAAGCGGGTTGTTTGAAGTATTTGGATTGGTTAAAGGTATTCGTGCAGAAAGCGCAAAGGACAGTTCAGGGGCGTTAATCAACGATGACACTTCGATGACTATTGTAATTTCAGGTGAAGAAACTTCTTTACCGAAAGTATTACAACTTGGTGCAGCAATACCGGGAGAGGCTGGATATATCACTGAAAACTTAGACGCTCTTAATGCGCTTTGTTAGTGAAGAAATAGTCGAACGGATTAAATTAATGGAGGGAGTTGGATTTCATGCGAGTGAAAATTCGCTCCCTTTATTATTTCAAGAGGTATTCGGGTTGCCATTAAAAAAATGCGGCGATTGTAAACGGAATGCTTTTGATACTTTGATAAGGATAGCGAATAAACAAACGAAACAAGAAAACAGTTATATGGATTTCAAAATAAAGAAACAATACGAGGGGAAGAATTTCGCCTTTAGAAATGGCGGTGTGCTAGTCATGGTTAATTCTGCAAACCTTAACGAAGAAAGGGCGCGATGGATGTTAGCCTCTAAATACGCGCATGTTCTGGAAGGTCAACCAGACCCGATACCAAGTGGCGATTTAGTGCCAATGGAGCAAAACCCAAACGTATTGGAGGCATCTACTGCATCAACCTCGCAGCAAGCAAAGAGCGGTGGAAAAACATTAGTGAAAGTGAAGAAAGGAAAGTTGGTGAAATCATAAGGATAGAAGCGATTGAAGGTAGTGGAGTAAAAGGAAGGGAAGAAGCGTGTAGATTATCGCATGTAAAAGCGATACGAAAAGCGAAAGAAGATGGTTGTAGTTATGCAGTGATTATAGAAGATGACGTGGAATTTGTTAGCGAGTTCTTTGAGAAACTGAATAAAGTTTGGGTAGATGATTTCGATATGCTGTATTTGAATGGCACAAACGGAATCAAGCGAAAGCCGAAAGTGTTTAACGAACACTTGTTAGTTTGCGAAGAAGTCTATGGCACGTTTGGCTATGTTTTAAACGCTCGATTTTTCGATGTGGCGATTGAATGGTTAGAACGTGAAAAGTATCCGGCTGATAAAGTCTATTCTATGTTTATTCAGTTCTATAAAGTTTTCAAGTTGAAAGTTCCGTTAGTATTTCATAAAGCAGGGTTGAGCGATATTCAGGGAGTTATTCCAAAAAATTATAAGCATTTAGAACGTGGCAGATAAAAAGTTTTTCAAATCATTTTTCAGGGCTATTCCTTTTGTGAATATGTTTGTGCCTGAAATCAAAAACGAATCGAAAGGTATTTACTATTTCGGTAAGGATAACCTGCTTCCAAACAAGCTACTCAAATGGGTGTTGGATAGCGGAACTGCAAAACGTGCAGTGAGTAAACGTAGCGCATACATAGCGGCTGATGGATTTGTAGATGATAGTGCGGCAAATCTTATGGTAAATTCAAAGATGACAGCCGATAAGATATTAACTGAAATATCGGGGTATTCATCATACTTCAAAGGCTTCGCGTTAAACATTGTGCGCAATGGCAACAATGAAATAATGATTAAGCAGGTATTGCCATTACAGGATATTCGTAAAAAGCTAGATGGTAACTTAATTTACAATCCTACCTATTCTGCTTTAAAGTTTGACCGTAACCAAGAGATAACTATCAAACCCTTTTTAGGTGCGCGTAAATTGAATGCTGATGAAATGGCAAGCGTTTACAATCATGGTGAATTGCTTTACGCCTATCATAAAAGCGCGGACAATCCTACCTATCCTATTGCGGATTACTATGCAGGGATTGAAGACATTCGGACTTCGAGCGAATTGCAAAAGCTAGATTTTGAAAGCACAGTAAATGGCTTTATGCCTTCGGCTATTCTCACTTTGATAGGAGGTTTGGATAACGAAAGCAAGGATGAAAACGGAATGACTGAGCAAGATTATTTCGATGAAAGTTTAGAGAGTTTCACTGGAAATAAAAAGGACGCTGATGGCAGGTCTGATAGATTCAAATTATTGGTAGCGAATGCAAGGACAAAAGAAGAAGTTCCTTCCTTACAGGCGTTTGATGCTAAACCAATTTTGGAGGCAAGTAATTCTAAGCGTGAAGTAATAGACAGGGCGGTGTGTAGATTGTTTGGAGTTCCGCCTGTATTGTGCGGGTTTCAAGACGCGGCAGTATTAGGCAATCAGCAAGCAATGGCAAATGCTTCACAGGAATTGTGCAATGATGTAATGAGCGACCAGCAACTTATAACGGAGGCTTTCAAAGAAATTTACCCTGCTTATAATTGGGATATTACAACATTCAAACCGATTCAATATATCGAGCCTGAATTAATGGCAGTGCTTACACCAACGGAAAAAAGAGCGTTGATAGGTTATGAAGAATTGCCTTCACTTACAACGGGCGAAAGTTTATTGTCGGAGCGTTTGGGAGTGGGTGGAACTCAATCGCTTGTTTCGATATTAGTTGACCCTGCTTTATCTAGTGAACAAAAGAAAGCAGCAATGCAGGTTCTATTTGGTTTGACCGATGAAGACGCAAATAAATTAGTTCAAGGCGCAATAACTCCACAGGCATGACACCACTAATTACAAAACAGCAAATAGGAAAGTATGTAACGCTAACGGAAAACGTTTCTGATTTAGACGTTGATATGTTTATCCGTGACGCGCAGGAGTTCGATACTATACCAGTGTTTCCTATTGCTTTGATGAATGCTATTTCTGCAAAAGTGTTAGCGAAGATACAGCAATGGAATAAAAATAAAACGTATGCGATAGATGATATTGTTTTCCTAGATACATACTTTACCGCTCTTGCATCGAATACAGATTCACAGCCACCTAGCAGCGATTGGGAGGCGAATGAGTTAATGAATTTCTATGTGGAATACTTACAGCCGTTTATCGCTTACTCGTTCTATTATCGCTTTATAGCGTATCATGGCGTGAAGATTACGCAGGGGGGATTGAAACAGTTGGTAGATGATACCACTACCAATGTTAGCGATAAAATGCGCGGTGAAATGTTAGGCGATATTAAGAGCAAGCTAAACGTATGGACTGGAAAGATTAGCAAGAAGTTAAACGATGTAGATTACACGTTTGATGGGGTGCAGTATTTGCCCGAAACTGGTAAATCTACACACATAAAAAGCCGATTGAGATTGTATGCCTTAGGTTCTCGCACTGATAGAAATAAGTATTGCCCACCATTTAACGATTGCCAAGAATTATGAGCGTGCCAATAATATACAAGGGGAGTGATGAAGTTATAAACGTAACTATTACGGACGCTGACGGTGTGGCTATTCCGATTTCAGATTTGGATGAATGTATTGTATCGGTGTATCAAACTAAAGAAACTATCATACAACAATGGACGCTATCTGGTGGAAGTTTAGTAACTGTTAGCGATGTAGGCGGGATTGTTCAAGCTAATTTAGATAGAGATAACACTACTGAAATACCTTTGAAGCGGCTATACATGGAGGTGGTAGCGGAAATTGCCGACACTAATTTCGAAGCTAATACGCAACGGATGATAGTAAGTGATATTGTTTTAGCGGACTTAAAGAATAGCGTTGTATGATTTCGGTATCGGTTCAATTTCTTAGTTCTACTTTACCTATTGTAGTCGGTGCGCCTGAACTAAATGTGACCGTATCTTTCCCGCGTGTAACAATAGTTTCAAGCGCGGGTGTAAATTACTTAGAATCATTTGGTGACGAAAGTAATTCTATTGTGAAAACTGAATTGATAGGCAAAACAGTTTTACAAGTTTCAACGGACGGTAGGGTGCGCTCTATAATTGCGAATGAATATACTTTTACAAGTTCCTCAGGTGCAACTTTATTCCCTTCGATTGTTTACACAGACCAAGTAATTAGATGGATATACAAATGAAAAAAATATTATTCCTTTTACTGATTCCATTTTTAGGTAGTTCACAAATAGTGAACACATGGAGAGATTCGAGTTCATTCAAAGGCGGGGTATCTATTAACTCAAATCTTCGCATTCCAACTGGTGCGGTGAATGGTTATGTATTGACTAGCAACGGGGTTGGTATTGCTACATGGCAAGCGGGCGGAGGTGGCGGAGGTGGCAGTAACTATTGGGATACAACAGGCGGCACTTTACACCAAGTAGATACTGGTTTAAATGTTGGCATCGGTACGGCTTATCCGTTATGGAAGTTGGACGTACAAAATGGCGATTTAAACATGGGTACAAACCGTTACATGCGATGGAATAATGCCTATTTCGCGCAAAGTGATGGAGTTAATTTCAATGAACTTTATACACCCGCTGGAAATGATTGGCTTGTCACTTATGATGATGGATTTTATGTAGGCAGTTGGAGGGGTCAAACTTTAATTCAGAATGACAATACAGATAGTTCCATGCTTTACTATGATTACAACGGTAATAGTGTTTTACGATTAGTTCACGGTAAACTAAATAGCTTTAGCATTAATCCTAACAACTCTATATTATTTGGAATTGGAGGGCAGAATATTTCACAGGGGACTTTTGACAATGGAACTGGTGGAGATAAGGGCATCAGTTTGAATTGTGCAGTCGGTTATGAGTTGAATTGGCAGGGCGGGCATCTTAGCAGTTCTTACAATAGTGGTGCTACTAGATACCCGATTGTTATAGATTCGAACTTTCAAATAAACGGATTAGCGGGAAATGGTGTTGGTGTAGTTGGTGTAGATAATAGCGGGTTACTTTCCTTTAGTTCGGGTGTATCGGTGGACACGGCTAACTTTTGGAACATTAACGGAAATGCGGGGACAAATGACAGCGTAAACTATCTAGGCACAAGCGATAACGAGCCATTAAATTTTGGAGTGAATGGTAATATAGTAGGTAACTTCCACCGCAATGGAATGTTTCATTTATTGCATGGAGATTCAGTGGTAGATTATCAAGATGATAGATATGTTTACATAGGCACAAGAGGAACGAGAGGTAGCTCTGGTAGGCTTGGTGTAAGTCAATATTACTACCATGATACAAGCAATTTGGACGTAGGAGTTTTGCAAACAATCGGCAATAACCCCAATGACCACCAAGATTCTTTATGTTATGATATGCTTATTACAAATAGGACAGGTGGCTTTATTTGGAATTGGGCGCAGGGAGATAGTTTGCGTCAAACTTTTGCAATGGCACAAATAGGGGGTAGTTCAACTGCGTTTGTAATTGATACGCAAAATTTCATTTTTTCCACAGGCGATTACGATACCACTTTTCAAATCAACGTAAAGGATAAATTCATTAGATACACAGACGGCACCCAACAAAACGGCTACGTCCTGACCTCCGATGCAAACGGTTTGGCGAGTTGGCAACCTTCGAGCGGTGGAGGTGCTACGGGTGCGACAGGGGCAACAGGGGCAGTCGGTGCAACAGGAGCGACAGGTGCCGATGGAGATAGATACGCAACAACATCATACACCACATTCACTATACCAAATGTAAATAACTCCGTAACTTTCACCGTTGGAATAGGGTTATCATATACAGTAAATCAGAATGTAATTGTTACACCAACAGCAGATTTGCCAGACCATTTTCATGGATATATTACGGCTTATAATAGCGGCACTGGTAGCATTACTATTTACTGCGAAAAGACAAACGCTGCAGGGGAATCTTATTCAAGTTGGACGGTAAATCTTAATGGTGCGGTAGGCCAAGTTGGCGCAACAGGCGCGACAGGTTCACAAGGTGTTACAGGTGCCACAGGAAGTCAAGGCGCAACAGGTGCTACTGGTTCAGTCGGTGCAACAGGAGCGACAGGGAGCAACGGCTCCAATGGAGCCACAGGAGCCACTGGTAGCGTAGGTGTTACAGGAGCAACAGGCAGCGTAGGCGCAACAGGTGCAACAGGTGCATCTACTTCAGCCATTCAATCTTTCTTTACAGCGATAGGCTCAACAACCCTATTTAATACATTGGGTGCTTCATACGCATTGGCATCTACGCAAATGGCAATAACCTCGCAAACTGCTGTATTTGTGCCTATCTATATTGACTACGCAACAACAATTACTGGATTCAAATGGAATCAAGGTAGTGCGGGAAATTACACTTCAAGCAATTATAATGGAGCGGGTTTATACACAACTTCGGGCGGGACGCTTACGCTTGTTGCAAGTTCAACGGATGATGGTAATATTTGGAAAACATCGAACAACACAGTAGGCTCTAAGGCATTTAGCGCAACGTATTCAGCAAGCGCAGGGGCGTACTATTTAGTTTTACTTTATAGTAGTTCGGCACAAGTTACAGCGCCTACACTGTATGGGAGTAATACCGCTTTAGCTACTCCATTTATTACTTATGACTTTACAAATAGCAACAAACTATTTGGAACTAAAATTTCACAAACATCGCTACCAGCAACGGTAGGCATGTCGACAATAGCAAACTCTACAATCGTATTACCATTCGTTTCACTTTACTAATATGGAAGCACAAGACTATAAAGACCAAGTAAATTTACTGGCAAAGACTAAGATAGAATACACTATCGTAAACAATGGAGGGTATCGTGATATACTCGAACCTATGTTAGTGGTATTACATTCAGTTGCTGCAAATGCAGGGGCTAATTTACCGCGTGTGGTGAAAGCTAAGAAGGCTTTGAAGTGGTATTCCGATACATGGAATACGGTTGATACTCATTTGGATAGTATCAACGGAATTACTAATTTAGCACCACAAACTTTTATTGATTCTTTAACACTACCAACACTATAAAACATGGCAACAAAATTCGGAATCGGTCAACTATCAAACCCCTCCCCTACATGGGCTAAAACAATCGCTAATACGGCTATTATCCTTTGTGGCATAACGTCCGTTATCGTTGCGCCAATGCCGGACGAATGGGTTTCAATCGTGGTTAAAAACTACATACTTACCATAACCGGGAGCATGGGTTTGTTAAAGGTGCTTGAAAAGTTCACAGGGCAAAGCGCGGAATAATGGCTACACCATTCCAAAACTCGAAGATAGAATTGCATCAGTGGGCAAATAGCATCTTACTAGGTATCGTTGGTTTCTTCGTTGTCCAAACTTATTATGCGATTCAAGAAGACCATAGTAAGATTGAAAACCATGAGGTGCGAATAAGTGTAATTGAATCAATAGAACGAAATCGCAAACAAACGGCTTTTTATTGCCCGATACTAGATGCGATATTGCCAAGTGAAACTAAAGTAAAGACTGAAGAAGAATGACATGGCTCACAGCACTATTTGAAGCAGTTAAAGCTATCTTCGTATTTTCGGCAAAGGTTACACCTAGCGAAAAGATACAAGAAGAAAGATTCAAGATTAAGCGCGTTAGGCTCGAATCGGATGCCTTTGAGTTGATGCTCAACCAAACCTTCGCGGAGTGGCGAAAGAATCCCGAAATGGATATTATAAACTATGTTCACTACAAAAACGGAACGCTACCAGACGACCAAGAGGAATTAATGATTTCGCTATTGCGCGAAAGGATGATTGCGCTTATTCGATATAGACGCGGATTTCCAGTAGTGTATAAACAATGGCTTAAAAAGGTTGAAAACTATACCGTTTAAATTTTTATATTTGCAACATGAGAACAATTATCATCGCTATCCTATCGCTATTCATCCTTTCGTTTATGCCATCATGCAACGCAACAAAGAAAGCGACTGCATTTGTCAAAACACACTGCCCCGATTCCTCCATTAAGGCTAATGAAGACGGCACATTCACCGTATCAATTAGCTGTGAAAACTTATACAACACAGAACAACTGCAAAAGTATATTCTAAGTGGGAAGATTACTTACGATGTGGCGAATGCTGAATTACTTGTAACTGGTGTGAGTAAACAATCGGTGCCGGATATTATGGCGATATTGAAAGCGATAATTGCGGGGGTGAAGAAATAATAAAAGCCGCTGTGAAGCGTTATAGATGCCGTCCTCTTTAGTGTGGGGCGGCATTATTTTTTTATCTTTGCGCCAATCCGTTTATGCGGAGGTGGATGTTTAATGACATTGGTGCCGTTCAGAAATGAGCGGCATTATTTTTTTCGGAATGTTTGGAAAGGCGGCTTAACGGTCGCCTTTTTTTATTACTTTTGTCGAATATGGCATCACGTTCGCTTTCCGATTTAAACGAGATATTATCAGCCGCATATCAAAAGGCATGTATCGAATACGGCAAACAATATCCAAACGCACCGCAACCGTTTTGCACATGCACCTTTCGGAGTAATGATGAACAAGAATTACTTTACATGCAAGGGCGAAGTTTGAAAGGAAAGATTATAACCAATGCGCGAGCGTCCGAAAGCCCTCACAATTACACACCTTCAGCCGCTTTCGATATTGCGTTTATTACAGTTGGGAAGAAACTAGACTGGAGCGCGGCAAACTTTAAGAACTTCGCGGAAATAATAGTTCGATTGCAGCCATTGGTTGAATGGGGCGGTGGGTTTAAATCTCTAAAAGACGCACCACATTTTCAGCTAAAGGATTGGAGGAAATACGTGTAACCAAAACAATCAATATGCCAAAGGAAACAACTGAAGTAGGCAGAGTAGTTCGGCAGTATTTAAAGAAATTTCCAAACACATCGAAACGGACTATTGCGGCAAAGTTGCTCAAAGACCATCCGTTGCTATTCAATAGCGAAGAAACAGCGCGAACTGCTATACGATACCACACAGGCGCTAACGGTTCAAAGGATAAAAAGAAAGCGATAGACATTATCGAACACAAAACCAATTTCTCCAGTTCAAACCCTTACGGACTACCACCAACAGAAGCGAAACCATTTGAGCCGTATATCTTACCAAAGGCATCAAATAACATTCTATTCCTTACGGATATACATTTGCCTTACCACGATATAAACGCGCTTACATTGGCTTTAAAATACGGCAAGGAGCGCAATGTAAATACTATCTATCTTAACGGGGATATAATGGACTGCTATAAAGCTAGTTTCCACGAGCAAAATCCGAATAACCGCGATATGTCGTATGAGTTGGAACAATGCCGCGAGTTTTTAGACTTACTCAAAAGAGAATTTCCAAATGCGAAGATATTTTATAAGGAGGGTAACCACGAAATGAGGTGGGAGCGGTTTCTTCGTGTTAAGGCTCCGATATGTTTAGGCATGGAGGAGTTTCGTTTGTCCGTTCTTTTAAAGTTAGGTGAAAAAGGCGTTACATGGATTGAAAATAAAACTTTGACAATAGCCGGTAAACTTTCAATAGTTCATGGTAACGAAATGAAAGGCGGTGGAGGTATTAATGTGGCAAGAACTTTATGGCTAAGAGCATCTACAAATATTATTGCAGGTGATAAGCATAAGACACAGGATATGATTGAAACCGATATTCAAAACAATTCACACGGTGCTTGGAGTGTTGGGTGTTTGTGCGAGTTAAACCCAGACTACCTTCCATACAATAGATGGAATCATGGATTTGCAATAATTATTATTTCAAGCGATGGAAGTTTTGAGGTTCAAAATAAAAGAATAGTAAAAGGAAAAGTAGTTTAACAGTTTTCCGTTACATGTTTCCAAATAGCCTTTCTTTTAATCTTGTAAATTTGGCATAACGATATTCCAAACTTATTAGCCAATTCTACTTTAGATATAGGCGCATTATATATTTCAAGAACATCGCTATCTGATAACTTTGCCCTGCCATTATTCGTTCCATATGGCTGTCTTTTTCTTTCAACTCTATCTCTTGAATTATCGTATGGTGTTCCAATATCAAGATGTTGCGGGTTTATGCAATTAGGATTATCGCATTTATGCCTTACTACCATTCCATTTGGTATTTCACCACCACTAAGATAATGCACTGAATAAACATGCCTATGGTGCTTTATTCGCTTCCCATTAAAACACAATACAGTATATCCATTTTTGTCTTTTTGGTGCGATGTGCAGTTATGACAGCCATTTTCATCTACGCTCCATGTAATAATTTTTGATTTTAAACCCATAATAAAAAAATATCCGCTACCTAATAAGTGCCGCAAGACACCGTTCAATAACGGATATAAAAGTTTGAGTAATATTTTTGGATGCTTGCGGACATCATGGGACAAATATAACAATTTAAAGCGTATATTCGTGCATAACAAGCAGATTATTAACGGCAAAATTCACTAAATGAAATACCTATTCACCTTCGAGCCTAGTTACACAGTGCGCATTGACAGCGATACGGAAAACTCCGAATCGTTCGTGTCCGTTTATGCGAGTAAATATCCGGCAGCCGTTAAGAAAGTATTAGCCATGAAGCTACCTAACATAAATGATGAAAGCGATTTGAAGTGGGTATCTACACAAGAAGAACAAGATTTTGAAGATACGGAGCCAACTGTGACTGCATAACCTCCGTTACATCATACAAATGTGGTGCTTTATGGTT